TATTATCAGTTCTAACAGTATTTATGTGGTCCAACATATTAAAATCCACATTTCCATAAACGCAATACCACGCAAAATGATGCATTCTTATGCTTCCTTGAAAAAATTTAGGATTTAATACAATATATCCATCTCTATTTTTACCTGTAATTTCCTTTCCTTTAGGATTGTATATTTTTCCATTTGTAGGATTGTAGGTATAACCCCTTTCTTTTAGGATTTCGCACTTCTCTAATCTTGTCATAAAACAAATATACGAAAAAAATATTTAAATAAAAATCATTTTATGATTACTATACCAAATTATCAGACAAGTTTGACTCCTTTTACATTACTGGAGAAAACCACAATACCTTTATCTGCGGTTACATATATTTTGGAGTTGAATGGTAAAGAAAAACATGATGAGACCTTGTTATTTTTGACTGGTGAAACATCCCCAAATGTTAATAGGTGGAATTGGTTTCCAATCAATTTAACACCTTACAATTTGATTGCAGGTCAGTATTCTTATAAGGTATGGCAAACAACAGGGTCAACTTTAACTATAACAGGTTTAACAACCAACGATGTGGTTGAGACAGGACTAGCAACAATAACAGGATCAGGTGCGACACCAGACACAATCTATACAAACCTAAATCCACAACAATATGTATTTGAATAATTATGGAAATAAGTAAAAATATTGAAGAACCAAATAACCAAAAGGGAGTTCCTGTAAAGTTATTTCAATTTAACGAGGCGTATGTCGCTCCTATCTACACGTATCAGAAAAAAGGTGATTATCACTTTTTATCTTTCGGTGCTGATAATCTTTATCCTTTATTCTTATTGGAATTATACAATAACTATGGTAGTCCATTGAATAAAAGTATCATCAACAAGAAAACAAAGATGACTGCTGGTTTTGGATACAAACCATTAGCTGATGTCAAGTTAAATGAATGGGCTAAAAAGAATAACCTTGAGAGATTGTTATTGTATTTGGCAAAGGATTTTATGATTTATGGAGGTTTTGCTATTGAAGTAATTTGGAATCGTGAGGGAACATCTTTTGATATAAATTACTTACCAATCCATACCTTAAGAATTGGTCTTAAAGAAACTGAAGAAGAAGCCGATTACTATTGGTATTCTAAAGATTGGGGACAATACAAAAAAGAAGAATACAAACCTGAATACATCAAACGATTTGACCCAAAAGATAGAACAGGAAGACAAGCAATTTATTATATTGAACCAAACCCTGCTGCAACATCTTTGTATCCAATTCCTGATTATTCAACAGCAATTAATTTTGTGGATTTGGATTATCAAATCGGTAAGTTCCATTTGAACCAAGTTCGTCAAGGATTTGCTCCATCGTTCATATTGAACTTTGCAACAGGTATTCCAACGATCGATGAGCAAAACCAATTCTTTAGAGAGTTCCAAAGAAACTTTAAAGGAGCTGAAAATGCTGGTAAGATTATGATTACCTATAGTGATGGAGGAGATCAGAAGCCAGAGATGATACCAATTCAGTTAAATGATAGTGATGACCGTTTTATCTTACTTCAAGAGATGGTAGAAAAAAACATCACACAAGCTCACGAAATGCCAGTTCAGTTGGTTTCATTCCAACCAGGTCGTTTAGGTTCAGCAGATGAGAGAAAAGAACTAATGGCAGAGTTTCAAACATACTATGTTGCAATCAAACAAAACCAAATGGAAGAAGCAATCAACGGAGTGTTGGAAACAATTGGTTTCACAGAAAAAATTGTATTGAACGATTATACAACAGCAGATAAATCAGGAGTTTTAACAAGAGGTGAAGAACCATTACAGATCGCAGATAGTAGAGTTGATACTGGTGATGATAATAATATTGAGTATGTGCTCTAACAATTTTCAATAAACTATATTTAATATAAAAGATTATGTCGTATACGCCAGTAGTTTATTTTATATCAACAACTTACCTTCGTCAAAACACACCAATTGAGGACAATGTGGATGATGATAAGTTAGTTCCTTTCATTATTCAAGCTCAAGATACTTATTTGCAACAGTCAATTGGTGAGACAGGATATAACGCATTGAAAGATGCTGTTAAAAACAATACACTTACACCTGATGAGCAGACATTCATGAGAAATTTTGTTCAACCATTAGTTGCCCAATATACATTTTATTTATCATTACCATTTATTGCATTTAAAGCAACAAACAAATCTCTATCAAAAGAGAGTAGTGAGTATTCAACACCTGTTGATTTAAGTGAATTACAGTTTATTAGAAACAATGTTAAGGATGTTGCTGAGTTCTACCAAAGAAGAATGGTTAAATGGTTATTAGACCATCCTGGAACATTTACTTGGTATGATAATCCAAACGCATTAGACAATTTACCAAAAACTCCTCAAGCATATTTCGGTGGAATATACATGCCGTTTGGTATGAACTGGCCAGGAGTTCCAACATGGGTAGAACCTTATGGAGCAACAGAGAACTGTTCAGGATGTGGAGGTTGGATAAGAGGTTCAATAAACTACTAAATCTTGGATATGGAAGAATATTGGGATATAGATGAGGTATTGGACCATCCAAAGCTTTCTGATGAGTTTAAAATCAAATTCTTTGAAGAGTTATTCGGGTCAGAATTAAATGATGAGACAGTTGAAGAACATTTTAGAAAATGGAGAGCAGATAATATAAATTCTGCAAATGTTAGAAAGATTATGTATAACGATGAAACCAAAGAAATGTTTATTCAGTTTCAGGATAAATCAATTTATACATACTTTGATGTATCATTTCAATTGTTCTTGGATGTATCAGGAGGTAAAGCAACTTGCATTACATCAGGAGAAAACAAATATGGTAGTTGGTTTGTTGGAAAGACACCAAGTGTTGGAGCGGCTGTTCACAAGTTTTTAGTAAAACGAGGAGTTAGATACAAACGTGGAGGAACACTTAGATAATAAAACCCCCCTGAGTTAGAACGGACGTTAGAACAACAAGAATTTCAGGGGGGAGTACATAAGACTAACAAGATAAATATAATTATTCTTCTTCATCTTGTAAAGTTTCATCGTCTTCAATATCATCAGCACATGTTAATATTGTCCACAAAAATCTTAATTTATCTATTGAATCACTCATCTATTTTATTTTTAATAATATATCTTCCATCTTTGAATTGTTTTCCATTATAAATCTTTTCTTTGATGTTTCTTACACTTTCGTTGGGGAAATGTATTTTAATTTCTTTAACACTTCTACAACCCATTTTATAATGAGGATTTTTTGTATCCATGATATAAAACTTTTTTGGTTTGGAGAATATAAATTTTAATTTAACTGATAACTTTTGTTTCTTTTGACCAAGCTTTCTTTTTGTTAAATCAAAATGTTCTGCCATTTCTTCGTTATTATAACCTGCTAATATCATTTCACATAGTTCAATATCTTCAGATTTCATTTTTGGGTTGGTATATTGAGCTCTAACAAGGTTTCTCATGTATTCCAAGTATTCCTTATCAATGTGATCGTCAGATGTCGTTAGAAACGAAAAATCAGTATCCGTTGGAATTTCTTTTGTTTTAATTTTATATTGCAAACAATAATTTCTTAAGATAATAAAACAATAACCTTTTGTTTTTTCATAATTATCTTCCAATTTACCTTCATTATATTTTTGAAGAATTTGTAACAAACTATTTGAAACAATATCTCTTCTATCTTCAGGTGGAATAAAATTACAACTAGGAACAGTATTAACTAAATGAACTAATTGTTTTTGTATTTCTATTACTGATTTCATAAATTGAATATAGATAAAAGCTATATGTAATGAATACTAGTATATAATTCTATTTTTAGGTCTTAAAAAATAAGTCCCTGCTAGTGCTAGTAGCTTTAAGAACCCTTCTATTTTTGAGGCTGATATTTGCTTAAATAAGTCCCTGAGAAACACAAAATATCATTTAACTTAATAATAAGTATCACAATAATTTGAAAAGTTCAAGTAATATAGAAAAAATCTATAGACCTATAAAGTA